CTTTTTCGTAAGGATAAATCAAACATGACTGTCGCAACTTTTCTCACCGTCAACGACGGCATCAATCCGTTCACCGCGGAAGGTCCTGCGGTTGCCGGCTCCGGTGTTGTCGTCCCGCAGTTCCGTCTTGGTCACGTTGCCTATGGCGACGCGGAAGCCGAGTTCGTCTACTGCAAATACACCTCCGTTTCGAACCAGGTACTTTCGCCGGGCCTGCTCTTCACGGTGGACGATGACTACACCGCAACGCTGCTCACCACGTCCAACAGCCCGCGCGGCTCGAAGGTCATGGCTTGCTGCGTCGGTATGGGATACGGCGGCCAGTCGGTCACGACCGTGACTGGTTCGGTCTACTATCTCTGGCTCGCGCGTTCCGGTCAGGTCCCGGTCGCGTACACGACCATGGCGACTGCGGGCAACCTCGCGGAAACCACGGCGACCGGCGGTGCTGCGAACTTCCCGAACTCGGCCACTGTGTCGTCCAAGCTGATCGTCGGCTTGTACATCACCAAGGCCGTTGGCGGCACGTTCACCGGCACCACCACGAACGGATCCAAGATCGTCACCGTTGCTCCGGGTCAGTTGACCGCGGACAGCGGTCCGTCGTGGATCGGTTCAACGCTGTCTGCGACCGGCATTGCCGCGTCTCAGACCGTCGCTTCGCTGATCTGGACTGGCACGAACATTACCGGCCTCGTCCTTTCTGCGAACGCGACCGCATCTGGCACCGTCACCATCACCAACTCGCTGGTGGCGCAGGCCCGGTTGATGTGGCCGTACATCGATAAGACCAACTAAGCCTAGCAAGCATGAGGGCGGCCTTCGGGCCGTCCTTTCTTTTTCATCTCGATCAGAAGAGAGAACACCATGGCCGAAGGGCACGGACTGCACGTTGAGTTCTACATCGAAGCCGTCAAGCAGGACTTCCTTTCCGAGCAGGAAGGACGCCCGATCTACAAGGACACCGAATTCGTCAAGATCCTCATTCCAGGCGACAAGAACTATTCCGCCGAGAGGGTCGCGACCGAGAACGACAAGCAGCGCTTTGCGCTCGAATATGCCCGTTTCAAGAACGGCCTGAAGGAAGAGGAGCAGGCGATCGGAACGCCGCTCAAGGTGTGGCCGTCCATGACGCGATCGATGGTGAAGGAATTCGCATCCTTCAACGTCCATACGGTCGAGCAGCTCGCGAGCATGTCCGATACCGCCAAGCAAGCATTCGGCATGGGCGCGCTGGAATGGTCCAGGAAGGCGCAGGCGTTCCTTGATGTGGCGGGCAACTCGGCTGATGCGGAGCGCTATGCCACGGAAAACGAGGCGCTGAAGCAGCAGATTGCCGACCTTCAGAAACAGTTCGCGGAACTGTCGGCGAAGGTCGATACCGAGAAGCGTGGCCCTGGGCGTCCTCGCAAGCCTGAAAACGCCGTCAGCGAATTGACCGAGGCGCTCTGATGTCGCTGTTGACCGTAATTCAAGACGCAATGGTGCTGTGCGGCCAATCTCAGCCGTCCAGCGTCGTCTCGAATACGGACCCGACCGTGTTGAAGTTTCTAGCCTTCGCCCAGATTGAGGTGGAGGAAACCGCGTCGGAATACAACTGGCGTAACCTGAACATCGCAATGACCCTGACGGGGGACGGGACCACGACGCTGTTCTCCCTCCCGTCAGACTTCGAGCGCATCCTTCAGGGGCAGGCGCTCTGGTCCACGAAGTATCCTTCCATTCCGCTCCAGGGGCCGATCTCGAGCCAAGACCTTCTTGCGCTGAAAGCTCTTCCCGTGATGCCGGTGCGGCCGGTCTGGCGGCTCATCGGCAGCGCGCTTGAGATTTGGCCGGCATTGGCGAGCGGCGAGAACGTCAACGGCGAATATCGCTCAGCCAACCCGATTTCGTCCAGCGATACCACGACACGGCGGCCGCGCTGGGGCAGCGATTCCGATTTCGTACTGTTCCCGGAGATCATCCTGAAGCTCGGGGTGATCTGGCGCTGGAAGCAGTCGAAGGGCCTCGATTACGCTGAGGACTTCCGAAACTACTCGATTGAGCGCGACAAGAAGGCGGCCCATGAAAATGGCGGCAAGATCGTCCGCATGACGAACCAGTTGAGCTGGACGGCCAACAATTGGCCTGGTGTCGTGACGGTGATCTCGCCATGAGGCAGGCCGTTCGCCAAAAGAGCGCAAGGGGCAGTGCGAACCGGCTTCCGACCTCTCAGGCGACCTTTATTCCGAGCCCGACCAAAGGCTGGTATGTCGGTGCGAACCTGTCCGACCCTCCCAAGGGGACGGCGTACATTCTCGACAACGCATTCCCCCAACTCGACTATGTGAGGATGCGCGGCGGCTCGCTCGCCTATGCAACGGGCATGCCGAACGCCGCGGTGAACAGCCTTATCCCTTACGTCAGTGGGGCGAGCAGCAAGTTCTTTGCCGGCTGCAACGGCGGCATTTATGACGTAACCGGCTCGGGAGCCGTAGGGGCTGCCGCAGTCAGTGGGCTCAATTCGTCGGCCTACCTCGAATATATCCAGTTCACCAATTCCGGCGGCACATGGCTGATGGTGGTGAACGGCGTTGACGCCGCGCAGCTTTACAACGGCTCGTCTTGGGTCACGGCACCGGCCATCACTGGCCTGACCGGAGGTAACCTCGCCTTCGTCTGGCCGTTCAAGAACCGGATCTATGGGGTTCAATCCGCAAGCCTGACCTATTGGTATCTCGGTCTCAATTCGATCGGTGGTGCTGCAACGTCGGTCGATATGTCCGGCATCTTCAAGTACGGCGGTTATCTGCTTTGTGGCACCTCGTGGTCGATCTCGTCAAATTCGGGCCTGTACGAGGTGCTTACGCTGATCACGTCGGAGGGCGAGGTCGCGATTTACGATGGACTCAATCCTGCCGATACGGCGTGGACGCTGAAGGGGCTCTATAAAATCTCAAAGCCTCTGGGGCGTCGCTGCATCCTGAAGGCCGGCGGCGACCTCGCTATCATGACCGAGGACGGCATTATACCGATGTCGTCGGTCATGACGCTTGACCAGATCGCGCTTCAGAATGTGGCTGTGACGAAGCCGATCGCTCCCGCCTGGCGGGATGCTGTGACCGCGCGGCAGGGTCTGACGGGCTGGCAAATCGTGACATGGCCCTTGCAGAGCATGGGCATCATCAACTTGCCCAAGACCAGCACGGGCGATGCCACGCAGTTTGTCGCGAATGTCCGTACTGGGGCATGGGCGCGCTATCTCGGCTGGGACGCGAACTGTTTCGGGGTCTACAACAACGCACTGTACTACGGCACGTCGGACGGGCGTGTCATGCAGGCCGAGACGGGCGGTCAGGACGACGGCAAGAACTACACCTGGACCGTGTTTCCTTCCTACAATGACCTTGGGTCTCCGGCGCTTACCAAGCACGTAAAGATGGTGCGCCCACGGCTTCAGTCGGCCTATCCGGTTACACCTCAGATTTCGGTGAAGGTCGATTTCGACACGACGAAGCCGCCGCAGCCGTCCGCGAGTTCGGCGGCGGCCACTGGCGCAATCTGGGACACGTCAGTTTGGGACACGGCAGTGTGGCCAGCGGCACTTACGGACCTGTCCTATTGGGCAGATGCAGAGGGTTTTGGTGCGGTCGTCTCGCCTGTGATCCAGTTGACGCTATCGACAACCGTCACCCCAGACGTGCGGCTAACGGCGATCGAACTGCTCTATGAGACGGGGAACGCTGTTGGTTAGGCAGGACGACACTGCGGCTCGGTTGTACATCGAGCGTGCTTTGGAAATAAACGTTGCTGATCCTTTCATTGGCCTGGTGGTCGAGCGCGGCAACAGGATCGTGGGTGCTGCAATCCTGAACTTCTATCGGCCCGGAGAAAATATCGAGCTGTCCATGCACGCAAGCGGTGTCTGGAGCATCAACGATATCCGGGGGATCGCGCGCTATTGTTTCGCCAGGGTGCGCAGGATAAGCGCGCACACGAAAGTCAAGAACGACCGCGCCTGTCGGATGCTCGAAGCGATGGGATTTCGCCGCGAAGGCATTCTTCGGGAATGGTTCAACGGTGAAGACGCGGCTCTCTATGGTCTCTTGAGATCGGAACAGAAAATCTATGCACGACGCACCAACGCCTCCTGATCCGTATAAGACGGCAGAAGCTCAGACCCAGTCCAATCTTGCGACGGCGAAAGCCACGCAAGAAATGAACATGGTGAACCAGGGCAACGCCAAGGGTTCGCTGAACTATACCCAGACCGGAACGAATGCGGACGGCACGCCGATCTATAGCGCTAACACGACGCTGTCGGCGCCGATGCAGGGGATTTTCGACAAGTCCACGGGGCTTGTTAATTCGCTTCTCAGCGGAAGCGCTGGCGGGGCTCTCAGCGGTAAGCCGCTAGATCTGAGCTATAACGGTACGGCGGCGGCTCTCGACAAGCTTAATCGCGCTCGGCTCGATCCGCAGTGGGCGCAAAATACGGACATACAGGAGTCGAAGCTGGCGGCGCAGGGAATTACCCCGGGGACGCCTGCTTACGACAACGCCATGCGCGTCTTCAACCAGGGCAAAAACGACGCCTATAATTCGGCAAACCTCGCTGATTATCAGAGCGCAGCAAACAGCGCATTGGCCGAATACAACGCGCCGCTCGCCACGTTGGGCTCAGTCTACGGGGTGGCGAACAGCGCCGGAAGCCCGACGTTCGCGAATACGCCGACAACGAACGTCGCTGGCACGAACCTGGCTGGACTGGTCGAGCAGAATTACCAGCAGGAGTCGCAGAACGCGAATGCGCAGAATGGCCAGATTGCCGGTCTTATCGGCTCTGGCCTTGGAGCTGCGGCAAATTTTGCGACGGGCGGCATGAGCGGGGCGATGGGTGGCTTGTTTGGGAATAGCGGAGGCGGCCTCGCTAAGGGCAATGCATTCAACAACTCCAATATGGGCAGCTCGTATTACGGGCCGTTGAACTGACATGGCACTGATGGACTTTTCGATCGATACCTCCGGCTCGCCTCAGGACGTACAGCGCAAGCAGGCGCTCGCCGATGCTCTGATGAAGCAGGGCATGGATAGCTCTGCGGCTGCCGGCGGCAAGGGCGGCGGTTGGGTCACGGCGCTCAATCGTGGTCTTGCTGGAGCTCTAGGAGGCTATCAGCGCGGCGTCGCAGCGAATGAGGAGCAGCAGGGCCGGGATAGTGTGCGCCAGCAATTGGCTGCTGCACTCTCGGGTAATGGCGGGAAAATCGACCCGCAGACCATGATTGGGCTTGCGAGTAATCCATGGGCGACGCCCGGGCAGACTTCGGCTGTGACGCATGTTGCGGACATGCAAGCCCAGCAGGCTCGGCAAGCGGTTGAGGACCAGCATTGGAAGGCCTCGTTTGGACTCCAGCAGCAGGCGGCGGCGAGGGCGGCGCAGGCAGCCGAACGCGCGAACATGACGCCGGCCGAGATCGCGAAAGAACGCGAGGACGCAGCGCGGGCGTATGGCCTCGACCCGACGACTCCGCAGGGCCGGGCCTACGCCCTCACAGGTAAGATGCCGGAAGGCGATACGTCCATTGCGCAGGCCGTGGAGCAGCGCAAGCAGGCGGCAACGAGCCTCGGGCTTGAGCCCAGCAACCCCGGCTACAACAGCTTTATCCTCACGGGAAAAATGCCCCGCGAGGATGCCCAGCCCCTGACCGCAACCGACAAGAAGGCCATTCTCGACGCGGAGGAAAAGCTCCAGTCTTCCAAGGCGACGATTGCCAACCTCCAGCAGGCCAAGGCGCTCTCTCCGAAGGCCATGCAAGGGCCTGGCGCTAGTACCAGAGGCTATATGTCGAGCTTTCTCGGTAGCAGCAGTGATCTTGGTAAGGCCGGCATCGCCACGCAGGATCTCGAAAACCTCACCACGACGAACGCCCTTCAATCGCTCAAGGCGGTCTTTGGTGGAAATCCGACCGAGGGCGAGCGGGCGATCCTGCTCGACATCCAAGGCTCGGTCGGCAAGCCGGATGCCGTGCGACAGAAAATCTATGACAGGGCCATCGAGGCTGCAAACCGTCGCATTGCCTTTGAACAACAGCGCGTTGACGAACTTCGGGGAGGCTCGTTCTACAAGCCGCAGGGCGGTCTTTCGAAGACGACGGGAGATGTGGCCGCTTCCGCCACATCTAGCGAGCCTGTTGTGATCGACGGCTACACCATCAAGGCTCGCTAATGCCGATCTTTGATATTACCGGACCTGACGGCAAGTCCTACGAAATTCAGGGCGATAATGCTCAGGGCGCACTTGCCGCGCTGCAAAAGCATATCGGCACATCTCCGCCAGAGAAGCCGAAAGAGGACGTGAGTGTTCTGGCCGACGTTGCCAAATCCGGCGGGATCGGTGCCGTCAAGGGCGCGATCAGTGCGGTGGGCGCGGGCGGAGATGTGCGCTCGCTGGCCTCTGCCGGAGTCGACAAGCTCGGTGAAATGACCGGGATAAACCCCGAAACGGTCAAGAATGTCGCGTCCAAGGTGGCAAGCTTCACGCCTTTGGCCGCTCTCAATTATGCCCCGACATCGCACGATATTCAGTCAAAGATCGAGGGCGTTACGGGCGAATTCTACAAGCCGAAAACGACGGCCGGCGAATACGCTCAGACCGTTGGTGAGTTCCTGCCGGCTGCGATAGGTGGTGAGGGATCATTGGTGGCGCGTGGCGCCCAAGTCCTACTGCCAGCCCTTGCCAGCGAAACCGCCGGCCAATTGACGAAGGGTTCCGACGCTGAGCCTTACGCCCGAACGGTCGCTGCTCTCTTGTCTCCGGTTGCCGCCTCTGCCGCGCGGCGCGTCATCACCCCGCTTCCCGCGGCGCCTGAGCGAACTGCGCTGGCAAACGCGCTGAGAGGCGAGGGCGTTGACCTGACTGCCGGGCAGGCTACTGGAAACAAACCTCTCCAGTGGGCTGAATCCGTGCTGGGGGATATCCCGGGGAGCGGTGGCACCGCATCCCGCATGCAGACCAATCAAGGTGAGCAGTTCACAGGCGCCGCACTGCGGCGGGCCGGTGAAAATGCGAACCGTGCGACCCCGGAGGTTATCGACCAGGCATTCAACCGGATCGGCGGTAATTTCGACCGGCTGGCAGGCAACAACACGCTGCACATGGACAACCAGTTCGTCACTGACCTGGTGGACGCGGCGCGAGAATACCACGGCGTTGTTCCGCCGGCCATGCGCTCTCCGATCATCGAGGATGTTGTCCGCGATATCGGAACGACGCAAGCGCGCAATAACGGCCAGATTTCCGGTGAGGCGTACCAGGCGCTCACATCAAGGCTCGAGCGAACCGCCCGGGGGACGGCAGATCCACAATTGAGGGAAGCGCTTCGCGGTATTCGGGGAGCCCTTGACGACGCCATGGAGCGGTCGATCGCAACCCATAATCCGGCTGATGCCGGTGCCTGGCGCGAGGCCCGCAACGAATATCGCAATTTGCTTGTCCTGGAGAAGGCTTCTACTGCGGCTGGGTCAAACGCGGCCGAGGGCATCATTTCGCCGTCCAGCCTTCGCAACGCCACTATCAACACGCAAGGGCGTCGCAACTACGCCCGGGGCAATGGTGATTTCGCTGACTTGGCACGGGCTGGCGAAGCGATCATGAAGCCACTGCCGAATTCCGGCACGGCTCCCCGTCAGTACATGCAGCACCTGATCACGGCTCTCGGCAGTGGTGCTGGCGGTATGGTGGCTAGTATTCCCGGTATGGTGGCAGGCGCCGCCGCGCCGGCTGCTGTCGGGCGTGTCCTGATGAACCCTGTTGTACAGCGGTATCTCTCGAACCAGGTCCTCTTGCCCACACGGGGAGCGGGGGCGGGACGGCAGGCCCTCGCAAGAGCTTTGCTAGGCGCCGAGTCATCTCAATTGCTTGGTCCAGGGCAACAGTTGCAAGAAGTGCGGCAATGAACGCCAGAATGCACGCCAAATAGGAGTTTGGCGTCCACCTGTAATGAATGTTCGAGGCGATAACGGCGAAAGCCACGCCGCCTTGAAAAATCTTCCAAAGCATCAAGGGCTCCTTCGGGGGCCTTTTTCTATTAGGAGGCTACCATCCCTCGCCAAGCCAACGGAAGCTATCTTCCTCCCGCGAACACGGCCGCTGTATCCGGGACCACGATCAGCTCGACCGCTTATAACACGCTGGAAACGGACATTGGTACGGAAATAACGAATTCCGTGGACCGTCTTGGCCGTTCGGCGATGCAGGCGAACTTGCCTATGGGCGGCAACAAGGTCACGGGGGCGGCAGATCCAACCAGTGCGCAGGATCTTACGACCAAGAACTACGTGGATACGGCTACCGCTACGTTCTTCTCGACCGGGGACGTGAAGCTGACGATCAAGACTGCAGCGGATAGTGGCTGGATTTTGTTCGATGACGGTACGTTCGGAAGCGCTTCGTCTGGTTCTTCCAGTCGCGCGAATGCGGATACCCAAGCACTCTTCACGCTGTTCTTCAACAATTTCACGGACGCCAATGCGCCAATTCTGACATCAGGCGGGGGCGCAACGACTCGCGCCGGCCAAGTCAGCGCGGCCAATGCGTGGGCCGCGAATTGCCGAATGTCTTTGCCGAAAACGTTGGGACGCGCTCTCGGCATTGCTGGGTCTGGTTCTGGCCTCACTGCGAGGGCGCTAGGCGTCGCTGTCGGTGAGGAAACGCACCTTCTCGCAACTAGCGAAATCCCGGTGCATAACCACGGGGTCACCGATCTGGGTCACGTACACGGTACGGCCACCTCTGCCGGCGGCACATCGACCGGCAACGCGCGTGTTGGCATCGGCGTAAACGGCAGCGTCTCAACTGGTGGCGTTACTATCATCGGCGTGCAGTCCGATGGCACAAACACGTTCCTTGCCACAGCGACGACCGGAATAACCATCAACAATAACGGCGGCGGCGGCGCTCACAACAACATGCAGCCGACCGTATTCCTGAACGCAATGGTCCGACTCTAATGACCGGCGTCATCACGAGTCTGCCGCCACCGATTGAGGCGCCTCCAACTGACGAGAGCGGTAATCCTCAAGTTCTTGGTCCTCTTACATACGTCCCCGCCGTTCCAAATCTCACGCAGACATGGACGGCCGTTCAGACGTTTAATGCAGGCACCATTGTCCTTCACGGTACTGGCGGCACATCTCAGGTTCTCAGGCAATCTACGCTCAACGGGCCCGTCACGGTCGGACAGCTTTCGTTCTCGGATATCTCGGGGACGATTGGCCCCGTGCAGATCCCGCCTCCGACCGTTTCGACGCTGGGCGGTGTTTTTAGCAAGGCCGCGACCACCAGCCAGTTCGTCACGCAGATCGGGACTGATGGGAGCATATCGACAGCCCAACCGAGCGTTACCGATATCTCGGGCGGCGCGGCCCTCACCAGGACGAACGACACCAACGTCACCTTGACGCTTGGCGGCTCTCCGACGACGGCGCTTCTTGCTGCTACATCGATCACAGTCGGATGGTCTGGAACGCTCGCGGAGGCGCGTGGCGGCACCAATCAAAGCACCTACGCTCAGGGTGACATCCTCTACGCCAGCGCCGCAAATACGCTTTCCAAGCTCGCCAAGAGCGCTAGCACAACCCGCTATCTTGCCAACACTGGCGCGAGCAATAACCCTAATTGGGATCAGGTCAATCTCGCCAACGGCGTGACAGGAAATCTTCCTGTCGGAAATCTCAATTCGGGAACGTCTGCAAGTTCTAGCACCTTTTGGCGAGGTGATGGAACATGGGCATCTCCTGCTAGTAGCGTGTTCAATAATGCCGGCATGTCTCCCGGAGGTCGCGTAACGCTCACGAGCGGAACGCCTGTCATGGCAAGCAGCGTTGCTGGCGCCACGACGGTCTATTATACCCCATACGCTGGCAATGTCGTGCCGATTTACGACGGCACCAACATGGTTGTGACAGTCTTTAGTGAATTGTCCCAAGCCACGACAGACGCAACTAAAAGTCCGGCGGCGGTCGCGGCGTCCAAGGTCTACGATCTTTTTGTATGGAATGATGGCGGGACGATCCGTTGTACCCGTGGCCCAGCGTGGACCAATTCAACCACGCGCGGCTATACGCTGACGATGGTGAGCGGCGTTCTACTGAACACGACGGCCATCACCAATGGACCAGGAGCGCAACGCGGAACGTGGGTTGGCACCATCGCCTCTAATGGCTCATCTACGATCGACTATATTTTCGGCGCTGCTGGCTCAGGCGGCGTTGCAGCATCACTGATGGTCTGGAATGCCTATAACCGGGTTAGCACTTGCACGACGGTCATAGACAGTGGGGCAAGCTACACTTATGCGTCAGCCACGGTACGTCAGGCACGAGCCAGTGCGGGAAATCAAATTGGTTTTGTTTCGGGCGCGCAGGAAGATGGTGTTCAATTTGTGTATCAATCCACATCATTGATTGTGACAACAGCGGGCGCGGCGACAAATATAGGCGTTGGCTTCGATGTTACGAACGCCTTTTCTTTCGGATCATTTGCAGTCCAGCAAGCCTCAACTGCGACAGCAATAACCGGAGGTGGCAATAATGCCGGCACATGGAATGCTGGAATTGGTATTCATGCTTTGGCAGCCGTTGAAAACTCTCCGGCCGGCACTAACACACTTAATAGCAACAGTAACAACGCGCTGACAGCGTGTATCAGGAACTAATCCACCTAACAGGAGAGACCCAGTGAAGATCGTTCGCACAGTAAACAACGCGCCATACGCGGTCGAAGTAATCGGCGACGTGGAGATAGTAGAGCAGATGGACTGTGCTGGCACCACGGCATCTGCTGCCCCCATCATCGCATCTAATTCAGTGCAGACGATCGTTGCAGTTTGCCGTTGGGTTGATGCATCAAACTTTTGTGTTCAATTGCCGACACCTCAACAGACCGGAGACGTGATTGAGGTCTACGCCGAAGGCGGAACAATAACCATTTTTTCGCCCGCAGGATTTACGCCGTCATCTTTCCTGGATGGAAGCACATCCGTTACTACATCTACTGGTAAGAGGTTTAGGGCAGTCGATCCGGTGGCCGGCGGCCTCACTCGGTGGGCCGCACTCAACTGATGCTAAGTGGAATTGCGCCTCCTGATCCGTTTCTTTTGACGGATCTGACAATCGCCGGTCAGGCACCGTATAGGGTCACGCCAGCTCAACGATCAATCACCATCAATCCAGCACAAAAAACGCTGGTTCTTCTGGTGGCGGGTCAATCGAACTGGACGAACATAACCCCGACGCTGTACACGCCAACAAATTCATCTGTCGTGAGCCAGATGAATATCTATGATGGGGCGTTCTATGGCATTGCCGACAACATGCTTGGTAGTAGCTATTATCAAGGCACGTTCGGCCCTGGCAATATCTCGGCTCGTGTCGCGGATTTGCTTGTCACGAATGGCAGCTTCAACAACGTTATCGTTGTGAACTTTGCCGTAGGCAGTACCGCAATTGCAAGCTGGGATGTCGGCGGCGCGCTTTATGAACGCGGCAATGTGGCAATGAAGCGCCTGGCGGCGCGAGGCATCACGCCTGCGACAACCGGCGTGACATTCGGCTATCTATGGGGGCAGGGCGAGACCGACAAGACGGCCGGAACGTCGCAGTCAGCTTATACTACGAGCCTCAATGAAGTTATGGCGAAGCTGACAGCTAGCGGCTTCTCGGGGCGCTTCTTCATCTGCAAGGAAACGTGGATAGGCGGTGGTGTGTCGTCGGCTGTGCAGGCTGCCCAGGTAGCCGCAGTGAACGGGACAACTGTTTTCTCAGGCGGCGATCTGGATTCGCTGGATGCTACCAACCGTCAGGCTGATAACACCCACTTCAACGACACCGGAGCCGCCGCGGCTGCAACCATTGTCTACAACGCGATGCATGCGAGTGGATCGCCCTACTGATCACCATTCGCTCGCGCTCGTTTCGGTTTCGCGGTCATCGTCTTTGCGCGCCTCCGCCGACATCTTCTTGCGGCGCAGATAGTTCCAGAAGTTAAACAGCGCGAGCCCAAGGACCACGGCCGCGCCGATCAAGTAGCCAGACATTCCAGAGTTGCCTTCCAAATCCTGCCGAGCGCAGGGCCGCGAAGAATCTCCAACCACAACCCCTAGAAGAAGTCAACCTAAGATGGTAGATATTAACGCACTAGCTCGTGCGAACGCGGGGCGTTGGAAAAACGCAAAATTGACCCGTGAGGCCGAGTTTACGAAGCCCGCAAGGGTGGCTGTGGCCAACAAAGGCCGATATCTCGCCATCGCCCGTGCTGCTGGCATGCCTGACATTGCATGGGTGTTCGTCGCGGTCAGCCACTATCGCGAGTCTTCACAGGACTTTAGCAAGAGCCTGGCGCAGGGTGACCCGTGGAACCAGAAGTCCACCCACGTCCCGGCAGATCGTGGCCCGTTCAAGTCGTTCGAGGAAGCGGCGGTTGACGCGCTGGTCAAGTGCGCCCCTTACGCCGCCCGGCTGAAGGACTGGAGCATCGGCGGGATGCTCACGAACCTGGAGCGGTTCAACGGCATCGGGTACGCGGCGCGCGGCCTGCCATCGGCTTACGTTTGGTCGGGAACCGATCAGTATCGTGCTGGCAAGTTCATCGCTGACGGAGTGTTCGATCCGAACAAGGTTGACGCCCAGCTCGGCGTCGCCGGCCTGATCCTGACCATGATGGAGCTCGACCCGTCGATCAAGTTCGATGGGCCAGCGCCGCAGGTGCAGCCCAAGCCGATCCCGATCAATCCCACCGACAAGCCAATCCGGGACGGCATCTGGCTCCAGAACAGCCTTAACAGGCTGGGGGCGAGCCCGAAGCTCGAGCTTGATGGGATCGTTGGCCCCGCCACACGGAACGCCGTACGAGCCTTCCAATTGGCCGCTGGGATCGGTGTGGATGGCCTGACCGGCCCAGAGACCTTTGCGGCGCTGGACGAGGCGCTGGCGGCCGGGAAGCCCGTTCCGACGCTCCCCGTGCCTCCTGACATCGTCCTACCGCCTCCCGGAACTCAGGCGCATGCGGACCTTGCCCCGACCTTCTGGGGCCGCGTCCTCGATCTTTTCAAACCCAAGGGGCATTGATGGTTACGTTAAACGACTGGGGTAGGGCGTTGGTGTCGGTGATCGTCGTCGCCGGCTTTCTCGGGGTGGTCATCCTCATCATCACCACGAAGATGCAGGGCAACGCGCCGTCTGAAGTCTTGCTCGTCATGCTCGGCGCGCTCGGGCAGGCATTCGGCCAAGTGGTCAGCTATTGGGTCGGATCTTCGGCAGGGTCTACGCAGAAAGATCAGGCCCTTCAGAACATTGCGAACAAGTCATGATCGCAGTCCTCGCAGCCCTCCCAGCCATCCTTGGCGCGCTCGCCGGCATGGTCCCGGCGATCGTTCAACTGTTCACGCTGAAGGCCCAAAATGCCCAGCAACTCGCAATGGCCCAGATCCAGCTCCAGGCTCAAAAGGAAGGCGTGGCTCTACAGGTCGATCTCGCAAACGCTCAGGCTGATATTCGACAGGCAGACCACATTTACAGCTTTGGCGCTGGCCTTAGCGGCAACAAGTTTGTGGACGGACTGGCCGTATTTGTCAGGCCCTATGTCACGCTGGTTTTCTTCCATCTCTGGATTCTTCTAGAGGTCTTCATGTTCATCTACGCGGTGAACAGCGGATACGACCTCGGGCAACTCGTCAAGGTTCTCTGGCCTGACGAGACCCAAGCAATGTTCGGCGCCATTATTGGTTTCTGGTTTGGTGACCGCATGATGCTTCGCGGGAAGCAGCAAATGGCGGCAACGCTCGCCGTCACTCAACCAACGAAAGGAACTTGAAATGGCTTGGTTTACTGGAATTGCCGGCTTTCTGGCCGGCGGTACTCTGATTTGGTTTGGACGCGAGCGCATACAGGCACTCGTTATCGACGCCAACACGCTCTCGCGGAAGCTCCACGCCAAGGCCGATGCTATCGCGAACGCAACGAAGAAGTGAACAAGCCGCCGCGGCGTCGGCAAACGTCGCGACGGCTCTAACCCGCGCTGTGGCGGACACCATAGCACGGGCTGGGCGGGACCCTAGCTCGGAAAGGTTAACGTGCTGGGAATCTTCCTAGCGACGGCGGACAGCTAGGAGCGAAGGACGGATGACGGTTTACCAATGGGTGACGCTTGGGCTGGGCGCCTGTGGGTTTCTGAGTACTTGGATCCTGGGGGCATTCAAGATCGGTCGCGCCGTCGAGCAGATGCGCGCGGGCGTTCGAGAAGAGATCAAGCAAGAGCGAAATTCGATCGTCGAGAAGATCGATGCCCTCGAACGTCGTTTCGACGCTGATCAAAAAACCCAAGATCACAACTTCGGAGAGGTCGGCCACGCCATGCGGGAAAAAATCGCGTCCGTGGAGAACAAGCTTCGCGAGGTTGAGATTTACGGGCGAGACAACTACGTCAAGATCCCGGATTTTGAACGGGCTATCGAGCGCCTGTCGGCCGACTTCAAGAGCGCGGTTAGCGAGATCAGGGACGACATCAGAGATTTGCTCAAGGCGAAGCCGAGCTGATGCCACAAGCCAAGCGCCGCGCTATCGGCTTCTTGATGGTAATGGTTTCAGCCATCTTCCTCTTGTTCGTCGCTCTGATCCTGCTCATGACGAGACCGGCATGGCCGGCTGAACCTATCCCGTGCTGGCAGGCTAAGGCACTTCTCGCTTTTGCCGGCAGTGAGGCGGAAGCTGAAAAGCTCGCCCGCAAGCGCGGATATTCTCAATCACAAATCGCCGAAGTCCGGCGCCGCTGCGGAATATAGCGTGGAGACCAATGACAAACCAAAGCGATAGACAGGCCGACGCAAGGTCATCAACCGGAACCTCCCTCACATACGAAGGGGACACGCTGGCATATTTCGACAGCCAGAGCGTTCCAGCCGGTGACTACAATGGGCGGCTTCTTGCCTGGATAAACCAAGCGCTAGGCACCTCCTACACGGAGATAAACGGCGCCAAAAACGCTCTTGCGATCAGCGGTGGGGCGACCACTTGGGATGGCCTAGCTCTCTTGGGGTCGTCGGCACTATTCCAGCCATCAGGCTTCAACTGGCCTATTGCAACATATCCGCTCATGATCAGGTCAACTGGTCTATATACCTTCACGACAAACTTCGTCCCGGAATCCTATGCGACAGCGGCGCTCGCCGGGCCGACTTACTTCGTCAATGGCAGCACGGGCAGCGACGCCGCGAACGGAACGAGCCTCGGGACTGCCGTTAAGTCGATCTGGAAAGCGACGCAGCTCGGTAATGCTGGCGGTGTCCCGTTCAATGTCTCGGTCGCGGCAATTACGGGCGGGTATCCTCGAGAGAACGGCTTCAGCAACGTCAGCACGGCGGTTCCAAATACTCAGCCAGCGGCCTATGTGGCGACTGGCGGAACTGTGGAATGCTGGGTCGGATCGACGTTGACTTGGCCGGGAACGCCTGACGCGACATTCACCAACTGCTATGTTGCCGCGCGCTCTAGCGTCTCTCAGATCATCGACACCAGCGCGACAGACGCCAACGGCGATTACCTCCGCATGGTCCAGGTCGCGGACGCTGCCACCTGCAACACCACTCCGAACTCTTGGGCACAGGTCACGACAAACATCTATGTGCATCGGACCAATGGCGATGCGGTGACGAATGCCAACACCCGTGCGTTGCTGAAGGCCACCCCGAACTTTGTCCAGGACGGTACCTCGAAGAGCGTCTATCTCAAGGGATTCGCGTTCCAAGGCGGTACGGCCGGCGCGGTGGCTATGACGGCTGCCG